GCCCCCATGTCGCTCGCATCTATATGGGGGTTTTTGTTTTTTATGGAAAGATTAAATTGGTTTAAGTTTGACCCCACGAAGTGGTTGACTGGTCGAATAAACAGAGCGCCAGCAAATGTGCAGGTATCGTTTTTAAGGTTGTGCTGTATCTACTGGGTAGAGGAATGCAATATGGATGCCGAACGTGCTGAACTTGAATGCGGTGAGGAAGAGTATCAATACCTGATAAAATACAAAATCATTAAGCAGCTTGGCAGTAACGTACACATTGACTTTCTTGATGACAATATGGATGAGGTAATGGCTACAAGCAAGAAAAACAGTGTTAATGCTGCGTTAGGCTGGCAGAAAAGAAAGGTGCGAAAGGAAGCAATCGCAATGCCAAATGATGCGGTCGCAATGCGGTCGCATAAAGTCGCAATGCCAAATCATGCAGAAGAGAAGAGAAGAGAAGAGAAAAGAGAAGAAGAGAAGAGAAAAGAAGAGAAAAGAGAAGAGGATAAATGGTTTAATGTTTTTTGGGATTCATTTGGTAAAAAGCAAGATTTACAAAAGTGCCAAGCCAAGTGGTCAAAACTAACTGAAAAAGAAAAGAACGCTGCGCTTGACAAAGTTGCAGCTTACGTTCACTCTACTCCCGATGTGCAGTTTCGGAAAAACCCCTTAACTTGGCTGAACGGAAAGTGCTGGGAGGATGAAATAATAATTCCTACCTTAAACACAAAAATAAGCAACTTTGAAAAAGCAGTAAAAGCAGACCTTCATTCAATGATTATTTATGATAACGACAACGAATAACAGCCAAGCGGTTCAAGCCTACCAAGGCAAGCAATGCGCTCAAATGCCACAGCAAGACTTGCTACCTGAAATCCTTAACCAGTACAAAATGGTTTGCGCTTATGCTGGGCAGCAAGTAACGAACGACCAGCACTCACTTAACCTAATAGTGCGTATGATAGAGGCTGACTTAAAAAAGACACGATGTACCCTTGAGCAGTTTAAGATAGCTGTAAACGAAGGTATGAGGTCAGGCGAGGTATATTCAGCCAACGCACCAGCTACATACTTAAAATGGGTTTGTGTGTATTTGGATAAAGTGAAGATGGAACTGGCAGCGCACCGAAACAATCAATCCTTCCAACCCTATGAGATGAGCGAAGAAGAAAAGCTAAACACAGCCATCGAGCATCTCGTGACAATGTATCACAAGTTCAAAAGCGGACAAAGTTTTTTAGATGGTGGTAGTGCTGGGTATTTGTGGCTGGAAAAGATAGGGCAGATCAATGTTTCTATTGACGAGAAAGCAGAGATGTTTGAGAAGTCAAAGGATAGAGCCATCGCAGCTATTAAAGCCAAAAGAGATAACGCTGAACGATACGAGGCACGCACTATCCAGTCCCTATTAAACGCTATTGAGCAGCGACCAAAAGATATACCCGAACTTAGATTCGAGCAGATAAAGATTTGCAGGGATGACTTGCTTCGCCAATACTTTAGAGCAAACAATTTAACACACGACTTTTTATATGAAGTATTCCAAGAACATCAAGCTAAGTAAAGCCAAAGCCGATAAGTATTTTTCGCTTTACATTCGCCAAAGGGATTCGGAGAACGGCAGAGCAAAGTGCTGCACCTGCGGTAAGTATGTAAGCGAGTTTGACTGCGGTCACTTTATCTCAAGAAGATTTGAAGCGACAAGGTTTGACGAGAAGAACGCAAACGCTCAATGCCTGAAGTGCAATAGATTCGAGAACGGTAACCAGTACGAACACGGGCAGTTTATAGACCAAAAGTGGGGCGAAGGTACAGCAGAGCAGATATTGTTTAAATCAAAGATGCTGTGTAAGCGTTCGCAGGCTGACTATGAATTTATTTCTGAAGAATTTAAAAATAAAGTTACCAACTATTAATAAACTTTATTATATTTGCACATACTAAAAACAAAAAAGATGAAAAACAAAGCACAAGTATTAAGGGAGTATTCAGAATACAAGACCCTAATTAACGCAGTCGTAAATCGTATCGGATTAGACAGCGTGGAAGATGTTAATTGTTGCGGAATAGACAAAGGCTTCAATATGTTTATTTACTACACCGACACCCATTCGTTTGCCGTTAGACACCGCAAAGATATTTTATCACTTGCGAAGGATATGGCTGACCAGTTAGGTTATAAAAACGTTCACGATATGGTGATGGGTTTTAAATGTGTGAATAACGATGAGGATGATTACCAAGACTTATGCAAGTATGTAGCTGGCAGTCCTTGTCAGCCAAGCATTGTAACAAACGCAATGGCTTGGTTTGCAGCAGAAGAAGTGTGTAGAATGTTTGAAAACTAAAACAAGATGAAAGCACAAATTAGAATCGACTTACAAGGGCAGCACTTGCACGTTGCTGCCCAAAGGTTTAGGCTATCTAACCGATTAGACCTGAAGTATTTTGAGAACTTTGATTCGTTGAAAGATGCACGGCAGTATCTGCTTGACCTTTCGCAAGACTTGGAAGATACCGAGTTAGGTGATGATTGGTTGTCTTACGACAGCGTGACTGCGTACATTGTAACCGAAAAGGAGGAGATGCTATGAAATACCAAGACTACATTGACAAAGGCTTTCAACGCCATCAAATGAGTGACGATGTTGAATATTCAAACATTGGCTTTCAACCCTATTGCCTTATCAAAACTATTGCCAAAAACGTAATGATTGAGGTGTACTGCACCAAACTTAAAAAAGCTTATTTATGGATTCACATAAACGAGAATGAATCCAAAAAGATTTTATTAACCCCTGAACAACTGGAGGGAATGCTATGAGGGTGTTTTACTTTATCCTTGCATTCTTTGCGGTGCTAATCGAAAGCGACCGAGTGGATCAGTTTGTCTGCTGGGTAATTGATGCGCTGGCATTAACTACATTTTGTGTATTCCTCGCCTTCTTTGGCACGGTTGCCATTGGCTTAATTTTTGGGTAATATGAAATATTTAGAAGGATTAATCGAATGGGAGTCTAATGGATTAAAGGGCATTCCTACTAATTTATTACAAGAGTACATTGTTGATTTGCAAGGTGAATTAGAGAATAGAAAGAAGGCATTTGAGGGCGAATCAAATCAATATTTTAATGAAACCTTTAACACTAAACACAAATGAAAACACCTATTGAATTAGCAATCGAAGTGATTGCCGACCTACCGACCGAAGTGCTAAACGCTTCAAGTATAAAGCAAGTCGTTATCGGCTTACTCAAACAAGCAGCCGTACACGAACGAGAGCATTTAACGCTTGCATTTATGGAAGGGCAATCAACACCAAAGGCATCCTTTGAGATGTGGTTTAACAAAAAGTATAAAAAGACTGAAAGGACAAACGATGACACCGAATGAAATAATTGAAAGGGTAGCTATCTACCGAGGCGTAAGCATCCAGCAAATGCTGGGCAAGTCAAGAAAGCAAGAGATAGTAAACGCACGCCACGGAGCGCAGTATTTAGTGATGAAGCACTGCTCTAAACTAAAACAAGAAGCAATGGCGTTGCCTTTCAATCGTGACCGCACTACCTTACTACACGCAAGGGATGCTGTCAATGATTCGCTGGCTATTAACGATGGGCAGTTCCGATGGATTAACAATGTAGAACTTGGAAAAGGCTACGGAGATAAAGTCTTAGAGAAGCTATTTGCAGCCAAGGAGTGTATGGACAAAGGCTACACTGGGGAAGCCAAGAAGATTGTAAACGATGCTATTGAGTTACGGCAGTCTTTTCTTGACAGCTTGGAGGAGTTAAAATTGCAGCAACTAAACGCCAAGTAAATGAAAGAACCACACTACAACCATCAGCCGATTGAGGTTATTGATATGATGCTATCTATTTACGGCAAAGAAGCTGTAATACATTTCTGCTTGCTTAATTCTTTTAAATATAGAATGAGGGCAGGGCATAAAGACGATGTGGTCAGGGATATAGAGAAAGCCGTTTGGTACGAAAAAAAAGCTAAAGAGTTGGAAATCAAATAAAATAACTATATTAGCAGCCGTGAAGGCACGGCAAATCATAATGCAGCTTTATGATTCAGGCGAACTGATGAAGGCTTGCAAGTCAATAGGCAGCACTTACTCTGACGATTTATGTCAAGAGGTGCTGCTTTGTCTTTTTGAGAAACCCGAAGCCAAGATATTAGAGGCACACGACAAGGGGTATTTTCGGTTTTACGTTGTTAGAATTGTGATGAACTTTGCCAACTCTAAAAACTCCAGCTTCCACAAGAAGTACCGAAATCGGGATGAGGTTATTCCGATTAATCATTTAGGGCAAGTGGGTGAAATGCCAGTTGAATCTTATCTTGAATCTCACGGAATAGATTTAACTGCCCCCGATTACGACTACCAAAAGGACTTAGAAACCCAAGGGAAGATTGACCGATTAGAGGTCGCTTATCTAAGACTCAACAACGAAAGTGAGTTTCCCTACGAACAAAAACTCCTTGACCTACATTTAACACTAAGGAACAAACGAGCGGTCAGCCGATTGACTGGCATTCCTTACCGCACGGTATGTCATAACTTAGACACAATCTATAAATCTTTAAAGGATGCAGCACTTAATTATTAGCGCACTTGCTGGCTTAGCTGGCTATTCATTTGTTATGTTAGCAGGCTTCAAGCTAAAGGGTAAGCCTTTGAACTGCCAAGTATGTATGGCTTTTTGGTTTGGCTTGATTACCTCTTTATTAGTCGAGCCTTCCTTTTACGCACCAGCCGTAGGGTTCGGGGCAATGTGGTTTGCAGCAATGGCACAAAAAACTTTACTAAAATGAACCAAGACCAATATCTACAACTAAGGGCAGCACGACCTTACCTTGACCAATACCACGCTGTGGGTAGTGTATCTATTCCGCACGATCTCGCACAAATGATGCAGAAGGTACACGGAGAACTTTACGGAGGTGGCTTTAACAACTGGTGTCAGGCTTGCGTAATCGAAGCACTTACGAAATTGATGGTTGCTTTTGATAATTACGAAACTAAAAGCGCACCGGTAATTGTTTCACAAGAGGCTAAAGTCAAAGCAGATGTCCCCAAGCGAAGCAGCAAACGTAATTCAAATACTAACTAATACGCTGGAGGCTATCTGCGATTGTGAGGTAGATAATGCGTATGAAGTAAAGCAGAAGTTAATCGATAAAATTAGTGAATTAATAGACAAACTATGACGACAACACCTATTAACAAAATCAAATCGAACCCTAATAATCCAAGGGTCATAAAAGACGACAAGTTTAAAAAGCTGGTTCAATCTTTAAAAGACCTACCCGAAATGGCGCAAGTGCGACCAATAGTAGTCAATCAGGATATGATTGTCTTAGGCGGTAATATGCGACTGAAGGCAATGAAGGAAGCAGGCTGGAAAGAAGCACCGGTAGCTATTGTGGATTGGGATGAGGACAAGCAACGCCAGTTTATCATTAAGGACAACGTAGGTTTTGGTGAGTGGGATTGGGATATGTTAGCCAACGAGTGGGATGCGGAGAGTTTAGGAGAGTGGGGATTGGATGTACCTATTATAATGTCAGAGCCTTCAATGGATGAATTAATTGGTGAGGACAAAAACAAACCTGCTACCTTAAAAATTACCTTTACAAGTCCTGAACAATTACAAAAAGCAGAAATTGATATTCAGGAACTATTAGACCGTAAATATCCTGATGCTTATTTTTCAGTTTCAGCAGGTGAGATATGAGATTAGAAAAGGCTTCAAGCAAAGCAGTTAAATATGCTTGCTCTTATTTTCATTATGCTAAAGTTATGCCAATAGTTAGTATTGCTTTTTCAGTTTTTAATGCTAAAAATGAATGGTGTGGTGTAATAACTTTTGGGGGCGGTGCTGGTGCAAATATGGGAATGCCTTATAAATTAAGATATGGTCAATATTTAGAACTTACCCGAATGGCATTAAATGGGAAGCAAGAGAGTACATCTCAAGCAATGAGCATTGCAATTAAGTTAATTAAAAAAAATTGCCCTTCAGTAAAATTGTTAATATCTTATGCAGATAAAGCACAAAATCATTATGGAACTATTTATCAGGCAACTAATTGGTTTTTTGTAGAAGAAACTGAAAGTAGCGGCGAAGAAGTTTTTTATAAAGGCAAGTGGACACATAATAGAATGAGTTCACAAGTTTCAAAAGAGTATTACAAAACCTTATTAAAAAGGAAAAAAAGCGGCAAAAGAAAATACATTTATGCACTTCACAAAAGTTTATTACCTTTGTGTAAATCGCTTGCAAAAGCATATCCAAAACCTGCGGCAGTAGCTCACTTGGGAGAGCGCTTGGCTTCCAGCCAAGAGGGGGCGTTCGATGCGACCGTGCCGCTCCAAAATTTAGAGGGAATATAGAAAATGGCAAACGAACATAATCTTATCCCTGCTAAAAAGGGTGAAGTAAGAAACCCAACAGGCAGACCGAAAGGAACACGCAACCGAAGCACTATCGTAAGGGAGTGGTTGGAGGTGCAGCAGTCGGTTAAAAACCCGATTACGGGCGAGCAGGAGGTATTAGAGCAGCAGGATATAATGACCTTGGCTTTAATAAAGAAAGCAAGGGAAGGCGATGTTAATGCGTATCGGGAACTGATGGACAGCGCACACGGCAAGCAGACAAATCAAATCGAAGGCTCTATGCACTTGACTGGTTTAAAGGTTGAGGTGGTTGATAGTGGGTTCAGTACCTCATCTTCCGAGAGTGAAATAATCGACTGATGTGTTTGAGTGTTCGGTTTTATTTAAAGACAACTATGCTGCAACTGATAAGGTAGTAGTCAACCAAGGTGGATCATCTTCGGGCAAGACTTACTCCATCCTTCAGGTGCTATTCCTTCGGGCAATAGAACACCCGAGAAGCGTTACGACTATCGTGGGTGAAACTATCCCAAACCTTAAAAGTGGTGCGCTTAGAGATGCCCAAACAATTGTGGCGAATTCGCCAATATTAACAAAGCTGATTGCAAGCTACAACGCTACCGACCGAGTGTACACGCTTTACAATGGTTCGGTTTTAGAGTTTAAATCTTACGAAACAAGCCAGTCTGCAAAGTCAGGAAAGAGGCAGTTTCTATTTGTAAACGAAGCCAACGGCATAAGCTATGAGATATGGAACGAGTTGTACTTACGGACAACCATTCAGGCTTTTATTGACTACAACCCGAACTCCGAGTTTTGGGTGCATGAAAAGCTAATTGGCAAAGAAGGGGTGAAGTTGTTTATCTCCGACCATCGGCACAACCCTTATGTTTTACCATCTATCAGGGAAAAGATTGAGGCACTTAAGGACATAGATTTAGAATTGTGGAAGGTGTACGCAAGAGGTCGTACCGGTCGCATCGAAGGTTTGGTGTTTAGGAATTGGGATGTGTGCGATTCAATCGACAAGGTACGCTGCAAGCTGGTAGCTTTAGGAATGGACTGGGGCTTCACGAACGACCCGACTGCGCTTTGTGCGGTGTGGAAGGATGGTGACCATTTGTATATTGAGGAACTCTTATACGAGCGAGGCTTGACAAACCAAGACATCGGTGCAAGACTCAAGGATATGGCTATCGGCAGAACGATGGAGATAATAGCGGATTCAGCAGAGCCGAAGTCTATCGAAGAAGTGCATCGAATGGGGTTCAATATCCACGGAGCAAATAAGGGCAAGGATTCAATTCAAAACTCCATTGACATTCTCAAGCGTTACAAGCTGCACGTTTTACGAGGTTCGGTTAATTTGATAAAGGAACTGAATAGCTACAAGTGGAAGCAAGACAAGAACGGCAACCCATTGAATGAGCCAGTAGATTTCCAAAACCACGCTATTGATGCACTTAGATATGTGGCACTCAATAAATTAAAAGTGGCTAATTCGGGAAAATATTTTATATTGCAGGCGTAAAACGACAACGATGAAAGCGCAGACCTTTATTTTCGTACACGACCAATACATAGTCCTCGACTATTTAGCTGCTGGCAAGTTCAATGACCTACCCGATGTCAAGTATGTCTTTTTAGGACAGAGACCGTCCGACCAAATCGGACACCTCGTTAATATGGGCAAGGTAATTATCGCACGTGACCTACCTGACAATATCGAACACTACCCTAATTTAGTGGCTTGGACTGGCTGGTATGCCATAGCACGAAACGGAC